CTGCTGAACTGGCTGCTGCTGGTGAAGGCGATGGTGACAAGCCTGAAGATGAAGTCGATCCTGATGCTGAAGTCGGCACTGGTCGTGATCATCCAGATGTTCTTGCAGCCCAAGCTGAAATCGAAATGCTGAACGAAGTGAAGACTGAAGCTGACAAGCGATTGGTGATTGCCAATAAACACCTTCACAAGATGTTGTCGATGCACGCACCCCTGAAGCGTTCTTCCAAAGACAATCAGCGTGGCATCATGCATCACATCCAATCCCAGATCGCTGGTCGCGCTACACGTGCCAGCAATGGTGCACAACTGAAAGCCTTGCTGATGCAAGCAGCCAAGTCACCCCTTGACCAAGCTGCAATGCCCAAGCTGGGTCACGGCACAAAACGTGTCGTTCGTGACATGACTGGTGCTGGCAAAGCTGCTGCTTCTGCTGCAGGCAAAGCACCCGGTGCAACCTGATGGCGTTGACTGAATGGGAACAAGCTGCATCCTACCATGCAAGGGAACGGACACGTTCCTTTCGCAACCCAGCAATTGATCTTGACAAATCCCGGTCCTTTATTTCTGGCGCTGGCACCATAGACGTGCCAGCTGAAATCACCGACCATGGTCTTCAAGGTCTTCCCGCTACATTCGAAACCGAAATCCAAATCACTGGTCTGGCTGCGTCCGGTCTGGTCTTTGAATTCGGTGATGCAGTGACAGGCATCAAGGTCTGCTTGGACAGTGACACCTTTTCAATCGTTGCTGGTGATGCAGCTGGCAATGCCGGTGTTGACATCAGTGACATCGCGATTGGCAAGCTTGGGCTGATAGGTTCCATTCTTCATCTTGTGATTGCCGTCAATCCCGGCAAACGACAGCTTCGCTTCTGGATCGACGGCAAGCTTCGTGGTCGCGCTGACAGTGTGGCTGCGATGACGAACGGTTGGACCGGCACAGGCGATGGTTCCGTTGGTGAAGCCGCTGAAGGCGCAATGGTGTCCCGTGGCACCCCTGACATCACCACAGCACCGTCTGACTTCACTGTGTCGCCCCTGAACGTCTATTGGAAGCAGCTTCCAAAGCAGATGAACGAAAGCCTTGCACAATGAACGCCCGTCGCGGTCCAGATAAGACCACATCAGTGGTCATGGGTCCGATCACACCGATTGCTGATCCATCTGAACTGACAGGCAACACGATCAACCCGCATTGCTTTGTGGGCATCCGGTTCTATGCCGATGCAGGTGGCACGACCCCTGCAGTGCCGACAGCTGGAACGGTTGCGATTGAAATTGCGACTGTGAACAATTCCCCCAACTTTGAAGACCCGCCCCAACCAACCATCGACGCAGCTGACCCCATGACGGTGTCTTGGGCTGCAAACACACAGACTGTCCGTGCAACACCAGCTGGCATTGATGTGGCGACACACTATCAGATGGTGGCAACCTTTAACGAGACTTGAACCCATGGGACTGCAGGAAGCATATGGTCAAAACGACGGTGGCGGTGGCACTGCACTTGCTGGCATCGTTATTGAAAACCCGACTGCTGCTGACAACTTCGTCCTTCGCTATATCCCTGAAGCCATCACCATGGCACAGCTTAGTTTTGTTCTGGTTGGTGCGACTGACGTGATCAGGACCGAACGACACGAAGACCGTCGCACTGGTCCTGATCACGTCAGTCGCAAGGACCGACCGATCAGGACCAGTGCGACGGTCTTCGTGTCGTTCGGTCCTGATCGGTCGGTCCTTGCGACTGACGTGATCAATGCAGGGACAGTTGTTTCCAACACGACGACCGGACAGATCATCACTTCCTTCGACAATGCTTCCATCCCAGCTGGCAGCTGGCTTGCGGTCAGGGTCACGGCACTTGTCGGAACACCCACCCAACTGCATGTCAGTGCAGCCTTCAACTATGATTAGGTGAAACCATGCCGACATCAGACACACGAATTTTGAACGGTTTATATGGTCATTGGGGTCATGTCTTCCAAGGTGCCAATGTCCAATGGCTATTTGATACGCGCATCAGGGCAGGAAACTTTTTCATGGGTCTGCAAGCATACAGTGCCCACATATTCGATGCGCAAATTCCACCCGGATCAATCATTGAATCAGCCGTGATGACGGTCGAAGCACGCGACACCAGCGCTGCTGGGTCGATCACAATTCCGATCACAGCCCACGACCGCGACACGTTTGATGGTGAACCATTGATCGCACCATATTCCACGTTCAACAATTGGCGACAAGACCGCTGGTCCAATCAAAGCATGGGTGTCCTATCGACGACGTTCACCGCGATTGGCAGTGGGGCAACCCGTGCAGCCAATGCCAGCTGGATCATGAAACAGATTGGAACTTGGCGCGAACAAATGGCACAACAGGTCACAACGCGCACTGGCAACATGGAAGTCGATTTCGTCTTCTATGAAATGCTTCGCAACGGCAATCCAGCTGGAAGCGCAAGGGTTCGAATTCAAGGTGTGACACAGCATAAAGGACGGGACATTCCTGATGGTGTGGACATCGCGGTGTCCAACGATGTGCTGCTTTCCACCATAGCACTTGCACCAACCATCAGCACCATTGGGTTCACATTCGCAGTCAACCCAACACTGGTGGCGCTGACGGATTATTTCTTCATCATTGAAGTGGACTATACCGCCAACAATGCTGATTATGTATCGGTGCGCCACCACAATGCGTTCTTAAACAATGGCAGGTTGTATCATAAAGGCGAAGACACAGCAGGTGGCTGGCAGAACTATCCCGGACCATATGACTGGCTTCGTGGTTCGTTAGGTCTTAATTCTGGAATTCCATTGTTAGCCACCGTCGATTGGGTGGTGCCACAGTTCATCGCGAACGTCACCTACACAACCCCCGACATATCCGCGATTGTTCAGGCACAGGTCAACGCGCCATGGTATACAATTGACAGCGGGATCATCACCGGTCAACAGGCACCGCAAAGCGGGTTGGCCAACCGCAATTGGAAGTCAGCAGCCTTCGCATTGGTGGATCGTCCAAGGTTGATAGTGACCTACGGTGGAAGACGGGTTATGGTGACATGAAAGGGGAACGGGCATGGCAGATGAACTTTCAAACGACGACGCCATGACGTTGCTTATCTATGCGACCAAGGTGGCTTTTGACTATGGGGTTCCAGACGAACAGGTTTTGGTCGTTCTTATCTGGACCCATACAGTGTCACATGAACGTGGGGTGGAAGGTGATCTTGCCGCGATGCTTTTAATCGTGCAGGAATTTTATTCGATCCCGCTGACAGACGACCCGGACGAACTGCTGCACCAGACAGACAGCCAATTCGAAATTGCCAATTGAGAATGAACCCGCTACTATGCGACCCAATCGAAAGGACTAACTGATGGCACTGATTGTTGAAGACGGCACAGGCATTGACAATGCGAATGGCTATATTGATGAAGCCTATTTCATTGCATACCTGACAGATCGTGGACGAACACCAATCATCACGACCGTCCCAATAGAAGCTGCGATTGTCAGCGCGACTGACTTTGTCGAAGCCAAATGGCTGACCGGTCGGTTGTCAGTCTTGGGTGCACCTGTGTCAGAAACACAGGGATTGTCCCTGCCTTCTGCCTTCTGTCCGATTGATGCAGGGGAACGTGCAACACTGGTCTTCCTGAATGCCATCGTCCTTTATGCAGAATATATCGCGGTGCTGACCAATTCCTTCTATTCGACCCAGCTGGAAACTGGACCGGTCAAGGTGCTGGAAAGCAAGGTGGGTCCGATTGAAGAAAAGACCGAATATGACACAGCACGTGCCACATCTGGTGGAACCTTTCAGAAGGTGCCGGATGCTGATTTGCTGATCAAACGTTTCCTTGGCATCAGCACTTCCAACCAACTGATCAGGAACTGACATGGCACAACGCGACTGGACATCAGTGATTGAATTGGCCAACCGGCTGATTGAACGAAATGGTCGATCTGTCATGTTTACGAAAGACGTGCACACGACCCCCGATCCAGCGAAGCCATGGCGCACCACTGCAGCCGTTGACGACGTCCAGACCCTGAACGCTGTCTTCGTCCCGGACGGTGCTGGTTTGGGCTTCGAAGCCAATGACGTGGACCTGTTCCGGGATGCTGAACAGATCGCCATCGTTGCCCCTGAACTGGGTGCCGTTTATGACCTGACCGAATATCACCAAGTGATTGAAGCGAACGGTCGCGAATGGCGCTTTTCCGGGGTGAAGAAACTTCAGCCGGGTGATTCAATCCTGCTTTACATCATAGGGATGAAACCATGACCACATACACCATCACAGAAGGTCGTGACGCGATCCTAAGCATCTTTCAGGTGGCATGGGCAACCACAGGCTATCCTGAAGCCCAATATGCAGGATCATTCGGTGACGCACCCAACCAGTCCGACCCATGGGCACGTGTCCAAGTGGTCCACGTTGGTGGGGGTGCTGCGTCCCTTGGCAACGTCGCTGGCGTCAAAAGGTGGCGTCGTGTCGGTGTGATGACAGCCCAACTGTTTGCCAAGGCAAATCAGGATGGACTTACCGAACTGGATGTGCTTGCCAAACTGATCATGACAGCGTATGAAAAGCCTGCGGACCCCGGCCATGGTGTCTGGTATCGCAACGTTCGGCTGAATGAAGTAGGCCAAAGCGGTGATTGGACCCAGTTCAATATCGTTGCCGATTTCAGTTATGATGAAGTGCACTAACCTATGAACCCTTGAAAGGAACAAAACCATGGTCGCCATCCAGAAGATTGACAGCAACCTGACCGGTCTTGCCTATGCAGAAGAACTGACTATTGGCGTTCTTCCCGGCACACCCGTCTGGATACCGCTGGAACCGAATGAATACAACGATTTCGGTG